CGATGGAGCGCCCTCTTCGCTTGATACGGTGATGCCTTTGGAGGTTGTGGACAGTTTATTGCTGTTGTTGTAGTAAAGATTAACGGCTCCATTCTCATTCGCATCAATAGAGCTTTCACCGTTTGCACCCTGTATTCGCACTGAGCTACTGCCACGAATGAACAAAAGGCCGGTGCCAGAATCTTGGACGTAGCTGTCGTTACCGTCATGATAGATTTGCAGGTCAGAGCCAGCGCCAAAGATAGCCTTGTCGTTGTCGCCAAAGTTTATGTCAGCAGAGGTAGTCATACCGTCTGTAGTGATAACTCCAGTTACGTCAATGCCTGTGGAGGTTGTGGCGAGTTTGGCTGCGTTGTCAAAGTAAGCCGTTACCGCACCGTCTGCGTCAGCATGAAGCATTGTTTCGCCCGTGTACTTGTCTAAATAGACATTCCCTGAGCGTATCCTTATGTCGCCATTACCTGATTCATCTATGTACGAATTAAAGCCGTCGTGATAGATAGACAGGTCAGAGCCAGCACCGAAGATGGCCTTTGCGTTATCGGCAAACTCAAGCGCAGAATTGGAGCTATCAAAAACGATGTTCGCTGAAGCGCCTGTAAAAGTGACATCATCGCCAGACGAAATCACCATGCTTGTACCGCCAGTGGTGTTGCCAGCAGTCAAAACTTCCGCCAGCGTATCCGTCACACCGGGATCAACCCCAGCCATAGCGTCAACTACCGCAGCGCCAGAGCCTGCGCCATCCAAATAAACAATCGCAGTTTTGCCCGTCGCAATCGTCACATTCGCGCCAGAGCCTTGGCTGATCGCAATAGACTGCGAACCAGAGGTTGCGTTCTCGATGAACATAACGCGAGAAACAGTGTTAGGTGCGATGGTCAGCGTTCTAGTAGCTGTCAAGTTGCCTGCGGAGGTAACCTTAAAGTACATAGCGCGAGCAGGATCAGAAACACCGTCAGCAACAGTAGTAGTAGCGTCTGCATCTGAGCCGAAAGATTGTTCAGTCGCGTATCCAAGGGCTTCACCAATCAATTCTAGGTTGGTGTTTGTGCTTGTGCCCCACGTTCCTGACTCATCGCCTGTTGAAATTTCTTTTAATCTAAGATCGTTAACGTAAGTTGCCATCTCTAAGCTACCTCATCCCAGTTAGGGGTTTGACTATCCGACACTTCAGACCATCCGGGTGTCTGTGTGTCTGTAACCGCCGTCCAATTCGGCGTTTGACTATCTGACACTTCAGACCATCCGGGTGTCTGACTGTCCGTTATATTATTCCAATTTGGCGTTTGAGAGTCATCTACAAGCCCCCAGACGTTAAAGTATCCTATTTCGCCCGTTGCCGAAACTCCTGTCGGTACAACGGTTACGCCTCCAATGAAGGTTACATTACCAACTTCACCTGTGGCTGAAACCCCTGTTGGAGAAGCTGTTGTATCAAACGCAACAGTAACTGACCCAACTTCACCTGTGCCCGCAACTCCTGTTACGGGAACAACTAGACCTTGCTCTACCGAAGCTGTTCCAATTTGCCCAGTACCAGCAACGCCCGTAGCACTAACATTTGCTGCACCGATTACGGTGACAGAACCTACTGCGCCAGTACCTACAACTCCGGTGACTACCGCATCTGGGTCAACATCGACAACCCCAACAGCCCCAGTACCCGAAACTCCCGTTGGAGATGCAGTTATATCGAAAGATACGGTTACATCACCGACTTCACCCGTTCCTTGAACACCCGTGACAGCCGCATTAGCTGCTGCAATAACGGTAGCTGTGCCCACCTCTCCAGTGCCTGATACGCCCGTAACAGAAACTGTTGTGTTGCCTGCCGTGTCAACCGTAACCGTTCCGACAGACGAAGTACCAGAAACGCCCGTGACAGGTACATTCGCGTCTGCATCAAAAGTGACCGTCCCAATGGCCCCAGTAGCAGCAACACCTGTGACAGATACATCTGCATTTGCACTTGCTGTAACCGATCCAACAGCAGTCGTGCCTTGAACGCCAGTGACTGAAACATTGGCATCAGTTTCGAGTGTAACTGTACCAATTGCTCCAGTACCAGAAACGCCAGAAACACTAGCAATCGCGCCTGCCGATACAGTAACCGTTCCGACAGATCCCGTTCCTGCCACTCCCGTAACAGAAAAGGTAATACCCGAACCTTCAGTAACCGTAACGGAACCAACAGAACTCGTTCCTTCAACACCTGTAACGCCGACATCTGCATCTCCTGTTACAGTAAGTGTTCCAACGCTTCCTGTAGCCGCAACACCAGTGATAGAAACGGTAACACCCGTCCCCTCAACAACAGTGACTGAACCAATGCCGCCGGTAGCTTCAACGCCTGTTATGGAGACGGTTACATTTCTAACCGCTGATACAGTGACCGAACCAACAGCCCCTGTTCCCTCAACGCCTGTAACAGAAAATGATGTGCCAGAGCCTTCGACAACGCTGACTGAGCCAATAGCGCCTGTTGCAGAAACACCCGTAACTACGGCGTCTGGATCAACGTCAACAACACCGACAGCGCCAGTACCAGAGACTCCGGTGACTGCGAACGATGTACCAGACCCTTCAACAACAGTTACTGAGCCAATAGCGCCTGTTGCAGAAACACCTGTAAGTGTAATAGTTGGGGCAAGTGCAACCGTAACTGAACCAACAGCGCCTGTTCCAGATACGCCTGTAACAGAAACATCAACCCCAGAGCCTTCGACAACGGCTACTGAACCTACTGCCCCCGTGCCTGAAACACCCGTGGGAGAAACATTAGCTACACCAACAACAGTAACTGAGCCAATCGCGCCTGTTGCGGAAACACCTGTGACTACGGCATCTGGATCAACATCAACAGTGCCAACAGCACCTGTTCCATCTACACCTGTGACAGAAACATTGGCATCTGCACTAACAGTGACTGTACCTACCGCACCAGTGCTTGTAACACCTGTGGGCAGTACAGTTATACCTAGATCGACATTTACAGTGCCAATAGCACCTGTAGCAGATACCCCTGTAATAGAGACATCAACTCCAGTGCCTTCAACAACAGAAACTGAACCAGCAGAGCCTGTACCGGCAACGCCTGTTACAGAGGCATTTGCATCCGTGCTAACAGTGACTGTGCCGACAGCACCTGTAGCAGATACGCCGGTAACAGATACGGCAACGCCAGCCCCCTCAACAACTGTGACGGAGCCAATTGCACCCGTTCCTGCGGTGCCTGTGACTTCGACAGGTAGGGGAGATCCCCACGCGCCTTCGCCCCAACCACCACGGCCCCAGCCGTTGATGTTAGCCATGAACTACCCGTTATGCGATGAACTACCCTGCGATACGGATAATGGCGTTAGACGCATCCGCTGTTGGGAACTGAATCGTAAAGTCACCTGAACTAGATGTTTTATCGCCACCAAAATCTAACGCACATACAGCAGGGTCGCCTGACGCGCTGTCATTAAAAATAAGTGCGCCTCTTGCAGTAATACTGCTTGAACTAAACGTAAGGTCAGCGAAGTCCGTAAACGCGGTAGTGCTAGACGTTGTTGGGTTTACATTCGTCAAAGCCGCACCTTTAGCGGTGTATCCTGTCCCAGATACTTCGTTAGATGTCGTGTATGCGGTAGTACCTGCGCCTAAAGAAGCACTACTTGTATACAGCGCCAAGTTAAAGGTGTTGCCACCACTCGCTAGGAAATTGTGCTTGGCTTCCATAAGTTCTTTCTTGAAAGACGTACACATCGCAGTCGAAATAGCCATTATAGACTCCTAATTATGTCTGCCATGTCTTTATGGCCTTGACGTTCAAATTCAGCAATCAAAGTGGTTCTATCACTTTTAATTGCCTCTTGTATGCAGTGTAGTGCCGTAGCCCTAACCGCCTCTTTAAATGCTTGCGCTTGCTGCGCTATTGCGGGGTGGCAACCGCTACCTACACTTACGATACGGTCTGCCGCAGATTGTGCCCAGAACGCCGGATCGTGTCCACGGTCCACCGTGGTAGTCACGAGTACATTTCCTATTTCCATTTGTGGCGCTTCAATCAGCATGTTTTATCTTATCCCTTAGCAATATCATATCGGTATTCATCTCTTGAACCATAGCCCTGACCTAAGTTTTTAAGACCGTTAACCGCTTGTACAAAACGCTGTTCATATTGCGCAACTTCTTCAGGAACTTTTAAAAAAGTAGCTGCTTCAACTAAAGTGCCGTATAGCATCGCATCGGGAGCATTATCAGAAAGCCATGTCGTTTCTGAACCTGAAGTCGTTGTTAGCGAAGCGGGGCGATATTTATAATGTAGCTCAAATGAATAACCTTGATCTGGAGTAGGCGCTAACATGAACGAATTGTCGTCAAATAAAGCGTAATACTTAGGAACCCCTGTTGTCGCGGGATTAGGAGTATAATCTCTAATAAAAGAAACGTGCTTATATAGTAGATAACTGTATACGTTGCTAGAAATCACAGCCAAGCTGTAAGGTGCTAGAAAATCATCCGGCGTACTTAAATAGGTATTACTCGCAGAAGCAGAACCTGTTACGTTTTTTCTAAAGACTGGCAGCTCTACTGCCTTTAAAATTCGTTCTTCAGCCTCTTTAATAAACGTATCTAAATCAGAAACAAAAGTTGTTTCTGCAGTTTCACAGTAATCCTGTACGGTAGATTTTAAAGTCGCTAACGTAAAACTCATGTTGTTTCTACCTCAACTTGTCCAACGCCGCCTGTTGCAAAAACACCTTCAAACTTAGTACCTATTGGGTCAACTATCGCTAAAGGTTGTCCCCCAACATTTACTCCGCTGACTGTAGTATTACTAGGCCCAGTTGTAGAAACTCGTCCTAATTCAGACTGCGGTAACGGTACTTCAGGTCTTGCTTGTCTCAGGGCTTGCGGATCAGTTAGATGGTGTGGCGGATCTAACTGTGGATGTTTAGGCTCATAACACTCTGAACAAACTTTAAACCCTGTCCACTCCATACGCAGATCAAGGTACTTATACCTAAAACCACAGCGATCACAAACAGCGTGTGAATACTTCCCTACCGCAAAAGCCATTAGAGATATGTCCGTCTAGGAACCAACCGTAATGAACTATCGTCATCGTACTTAATTGCGTTAACTAAATTCTGCTCATACAACGGCTGCAATAATCCTGCTTTTTCAGGGTTCTTTTTCAACGCTAGATTAAAAGCTAATCCTGTAGTTAAACACGGAAGAAAACGACTAGGTAAGTCAACATCGTCTACGGAAGCAGAAATATCTTGGATACGCTTCCAACGATAAGAAACAAACTTATCCGTAGAGTTTTCAGGAGCAGGCCAAACATATAGTTTGGGAGTTATCGTTCTCTCAACATAGTATTGAGTAACTCTTGCTTGAGTCTCTTTATTTGGTATATCTAGATAATCCCCGCGATTTATACGGTCTATTTGAAAATCTGTTTGTATACCATTAGTCGTTCTTCGAATTACTGCATCTAGCACATCAATGTCGTACTGATTTAAGTCGTAAGTAGTTGTCCCTTTAACTAAGTCAAGAGAAACCTGCTCTACTTCCCAAATCTGAATACCTCGGTTAGACCAGTCTGCGAACATAATATTCATAGACCGTCTAGCCGTTACTCCGTCATATCCGGTACGGTATTCAAGACCTGCTAGTTCGTATGCTTCTTCGATAGCATCGGCTGCAGTTAAAGTAAACGTCCTAGTCCCAGAGGTCGCCATTATCCGTAATTCTTTATTAAGTCAAGAACAATAACGTAAGTGTCGTTTGACGCAGCACCTAGCGTAGTTAAGTTAATGTCGCCATTTTTACCACTGCCTGCCGTATTGTATAACCCTCCAAACTCGCTAAAGTCCATGTGGCCATTACTTGCTTCGGCTAAAGCTAAAGCAATTGTGTCCGTCGATGCATTCCACAGAAGCTGTACTTGAGTAAACCCTGTTATAGAATGTGTTACTTTTTCAATTCGAACACTTGAACATGCTGTGCCGTCTGCTCTCGCAGTCAAACTACTAACGTCTACTTTTGTAACTGCTGCTTCGCCAGTGCCGTCACTAAGGTTTGTTATTTGTATAACAGCCCTATGAGTACCGTCACTTAAAACAGTTGTACTAACTGCATCTGCCATATCTTATCTCCTATAAGGGGAAGAACCCTTCCCCCTAATATAATCGTTATAACTCTTATGCGTCAGCAAAAGGCGTAACAATCGTTCCGGAGCCAAGCAATAAAGTATTGTGTACGAGATAGGTCGCAGCATCGATCGCCGTTACTTGAACAACACTGCCGACTAAACCACCTTTAGTTGAACCATTCAGAGTCATCACATCGTTTGATGCTCCTGGAATAAATGCCTTTTTAGTGCTGTCATCAACAGCGACCATGGCAGCGCCTTTAAACTTATCAGTGCCGTCCGTCAAAATGTCCAAATCTGTGGCTGCAGTTTCAATGTAGAAAAAGAAAGACGCACCTACATTATTAGCTTGATCAGGAGACGTAGGATCAGTTGGAGCAGTAGTAACAATCGAAGGAAGTGTAAACTTTCCATCTGCATCGTTGCACAACAGAATTTTACCTGCGTGAGCTGCAACAGTTAGCGAAGTGTCTGCAGTTAGGCTAACAGTAGTGTTAACGCCTGCATTTATAAAACCCGCCAAAGATTTGATCGGGCCAGCAAAAGTGGTCTGTGCCATTGTAATTACCTCTTACGAAAGGATTCGCCTTAGAGTCTTCGTAACGTCCGTCTGAGTCGGTCGCTAAGGCTGTTTTTCTCAGATAGTGGGTTTATACAGGAGAAAAAGAAAAGGGGCAACTAGTGCCCCTTTCTTTTGCGATATTACGCAGCTCCAGGAGAGCCGAAAATACCACGCCAGTCACTAAAGCCAAAGCTGTAGCGTTCTCTGGCCTTATAGCGAACATTTCCGGTTTCAAAGTCACCTTCCATATTCGTAGAGACAGGAGATCGCACAAAGTGCTTGAGACCATTAGGCACGTCAGTCTTCAGGAAGAAGGCATCAGTATCTGTTAGATAATGATTGACCGTATATCCTTCAGGAACCATACCCATGTTACGCAGTGCGTTAATATCGTTATCCGCAGTGCCTACTCGTCCTGGAGTTTCCAGTAGACGATCTGCAACGAATTGCAGAGCAGATGGGATAATCAACTTACGAGCCTGAGCATTGATCTTTAGACCACGCTCATCTTCGAAAGCTGCGATATCAATCAACGATTGCTCTAACGAAGTTTCGTTCAAGTCTGCAGCAGTTGACAGTTCGTTGCGTTGGTCTTGATTGCCCACGGTGGGGTGATCAGTTGCACAAAGCTCTTTACCGTCTCCACCAACAAATGAACTGTTAAACGCATTGTTCAATACGTTCGCAGCTTTAATTTGCTTCGTCTGCATCATAGAACGAGCTAGTGCTCGTGTATAACGAGAAGACAGGGTGTCGTACAGATTATCTTCAATTGCTTCTTCAGTCAAAGAAAACGCCAAAGCGACAGTTTCGTGAGTGTAGCGAGCAGTGAAAGATTCTTGTGCGGTATCGTAAGATACTGCAGAACCTTCAAATTTCACAGGTGCCTCACCAAAACCACTAAGCATTACTTCCTCTTCGAAAGCTCGTTCAGAAGTCTCCGTATCGAAGATTTCTTCATGCTCAGGTGCATAGCGTTCATACTCTAAACCGAAGAGAGCGTGAAGGCCAGGAACAAGCTCTTTTACGAGTTGCGCTCTTGAAATAGCCATTAGTTACTCTCCTATACCGCAAATACGTTAGTTGGGAACGTAAAGTATCCACGAGCGTTAGCACCAATGGTGTTGCTCGGAGAATCTACGAACCTGTTTAACAACGCGATGCCGCTGCTGGTTGTCGCTGTTACACCTTCTTTGGATCGTCCATTGTTGGTGCTGCCAGCGGTAGTGCTGATAGTATATTTACTACCGATGAAACTTACAGCAGGAGTACCTGCAGTAAATTGTGCCTCATACACGATCGCTGGATCGGTATAGACATACGCTTCCACGTCAGCACCACCTAGTGTAACTACGTCTGCTGTCCACATGTTTGCGAATGTCGGCGTACCGTCGGTTGCCGTGTAATAAACGCCAGCAAATACTCCGCAAGGAGTGCCTGTGGCGGTGCCTTGGATTACATACCCAGAAGAAAGGTTAACTACGTCACCATTAAAAATGGAGGCGTTAGTACCACTTGCAATACGCAACTTCTGAGGACGAATCACACCACCATATAGGTGGTAGGCTGGGGTGAACCCGTTAGGGGCGTCAGTATTAGCCATGATTTAATCCTCTAAGGAAAATGATGAAATTAATCAGCAGCCGGTTCTCGACTACCAAACTCAACTTTTGAGTCCCTTCGAATATCGCTTTGTCTAAGCGGCATACGAGGGTCACTATCTCGCAGAAGATCATTGTCAACACCGTGAAGCTGATCTGCAGTCTTTCCTCGGAAATATGCATTT